TAATTCTCCCATAACGAAGTGAATTAATATTATCTGTATAATCCTTATTTTGTTCTAATCCTAATATTTTTTTGAGAGCAGTAATCTCAGCATTATCACTAATTCTCGAATAACTTACATCTTTAACATTCATAATTTTTCCACGAAGCGGAAATACGCCATAATAATCTCTACCAACTACACTTAAACCAGCAATTGCCGTAGTTTTAGCTGAATCACCTTCTGTTAAAATTAATGTACATTTTGAACTATCTTTTGTTCCAGCGAGATTAGCATCATCTAATTTAGAAACAATGATTTTATTAACTTTCTTTCCATCTGTCTTCGTCAATTTCTTTTGCTCTGATATCTCATTCGCACTTAAAGCATTTTCAATAATACCAGATTTATATAATTTATCATAAAATTTATCACTTAATTCACATTTAGACCCGAATTTATATATCTGGGTTGTTAATGTTTCCTTAGATTGACTGTCAAATGACGGATTTTCAATAATTGATTTCACAAATATGAATAAATTATCGCGAATGTGTTGAGGTTTAATCGTCTTCTTTTTCTTTGCTAATGTCATATCAATTAATTTCTTCGTAATAGCACATAATAGATAATCAATATGCTTACCTCCTCTAATAGTATTAATACCATTTACGAATGACATCTGTTCAAAATTTCCATTTGGGTTAAATGCTACTACTACTTCCCATCTATCATTAGGTTTCTCATAAAATCTTGGTTGAATTGCTTTCGTATCTAAGAATAAATCGGCATATTTCTCAAAATCTTTCACCGGAATTTTATCATCATTTAAATAAACATTCACAGAAGCGTCAGTAGATGCCGAAACATCATAAACACGTCTCTTAAATAAATCATAAATATCATCAGTCATCTCTTTTAATCCAAATTTTTCATAATCAGGTAGGAATGAAATCTTCGTATAAGGTTTCTTTTGACACGCCTTAATTTCAGGTTCTTCTTTAATCGTCAAATTTTCTCTAAATGTCTGCTTATAAATCTTCTTGCGAATATGGTCAATGGTTTCAATCGTAAATTCTTTTGAAAAGATATTTGCGAGTTTAATACCAAGACCATTCACACCTCCTACGGTTCTAATTTCATCATCATTATAATTAGAAGATGTTAATAATTCACCGAATATTAATTCAGGAATATATATATCATATTCTCTATGTTTAATAATTTCAATTCCATTACCATCATTGAAAACTTCAATAACTCCTGTGGCTTTATTAATAGAAACCTTGATATTCTTGACGATAATTGAATTCTCGCTTTTATCTTCACGAGTTCTAACCGAATGATCTATCGCATTCACTAATGCTTCATCAAAAATCTTAAACAATCCTGGAATATATGTAATCTGTTTCTTAATAATCTTATTTGTATTATCAACGACGTATGTTTCAATTGTATTTGGTTCAATTGTTCCAATATACATAGCAGGCCTGCTATATATATGTGAGCGAAGTTCATGTTTTTTATATTTATTTTCAATTTCCGTCGTCATAATGATTTTTAATATCTTATTTGCTTTTAAATAAAATCATTTTTTTAAAAAAATGATTTGTAAATTTAAATGAATTTTTATACAGATGTTTATTGACTACAAGAAATACAATCTCCCTATCGTTTCCGCGGATATCAATGAGCGTTCTGACATAATTCTCTTCAAGACTGGTCTATATACCTATAAATTTATGGCTTATGGTGATTGTTGTTCGTTTTCCGAGTTTAAGACATTCGAAGACGTTCCATTTTCATCTGTTGTTGGAAAAATTATCAAAGGTGTTAAGGAACTTCGGTTAGACGATGATTTCAAATGCGATGATGATGATATGGGAGATACTTGCGCAACTCCTCATCTGTTTCAAATTACCTTTAAGGATAGTGATGAAACCTTCAAATTTCTTATGGTGAATTATTCAAATGGTTATTATGATGGTTGGATGACAAGTGAAATCGTCCTCTAATTTTTTTCTTATAATTGAAAGATGTTGATTATCATTGGTCTCGCGGGTAGTGGAAAGACTACTTATTTTCATAAAAATTTGGGTGATAAATATCATTTATATGATGATTTCATTTCTAATTTCTTTGATGGAGAAATTATAGAAAAAATAAATGAGGATATATGTTTAATAGACCCTCGTTTGTGTGATTATGAGATGTTTAAGAGGATTATGAATGAGATTGAGAAATATATTGATAGGAAGAATATTAAATTATTATTATTTGAGAATAATCCCGAAAAATGTTTGATAAATTCTCAAATGAGGAAAAATAAGAATGTTGCGAAAATGATTGAGATATATTCGAAGAAATATGATTTGAAGAATTATCAAGATTATAATTATGAAATTATAAAAGTCTATGAATGAATTCATAAATATCTCTTGAAATTTCTTCCAATGATTTATCATCTACGTCAATTACTATTTTTTTATCTTCTAATTCTTCAAATGCTCTTTCATGATATTTATGAATATTTTCTAAATAATCTAATGAAATATCTAATTCATTTTCACGACCTCTTTTTTGAATATTCTCTAAACATTTTTCAGGAGAACAACGTAAATAAATGAAATAATTGGATTTCCATATAATATCTGTCTTATCATATAACTCATTAATAATATTATTTTCATTATTATTAATCAAATTTATATCATACATATATTTATTAAATGTATTTCGAATGAAAAATGGACTTCTTTCCATAATTACTAATGAACTCTTATTCTTCTCTTGTATCCATGAACGGTCTAACCATATCCTTATTAAAAACTTGAAATAATCCTTCTTTCCTATATAAATATTATCTAAATATGGTTTCCATTTATCAATCGGTTCCAAATCCACATTTATATTATAATTCGTGTGAAGGTAATTAAGGATTGATGTTTTACCAGCACCAATATTTCCATCGATAGTTATTATAGGCATTATTTATAATATATGACGCATTTATTTAAATATCTTAAACATCTTATTTTTTTCAATTACAGATTTAATCATAGGTGGTTTAATAACTTCCTTATATTTCTTTAATTTCATCATTAAACATTTAATATAATTTTCAATCATTAGAACCATTTCATTAATAATTGGTTTTCCTGCTTTTAATTTATAATGAATTAAGAAATCTTTAATGACTTTTATGAATGGACTTACATATTTACCACCTCCTATCTGTGCTCTTGCTATACCATTAGCAAAATCAATTTTGAGAAGGTCTGTTTGATTATTTGTAGGCAAATAACGACCACTATTAATACCGTAGAATTCTTGGGGCATTACGATGGAATTTCCGCCTTTAATCTCAGGCTTACAAACTTTATTTAAATAAGAATAGAGGATTTGAATATTTTCTTTTGTAATAGTCTTAGAATTATTAATAAAGGCTATTATAGATGACACGGAAACAATATTAAAAACTATGTTTTGAATACATTCACTTAAACAATTAATACTCGCTTTTGATTTAATATTTAAATCATATTCACTTACTAATTTTTCAATATATATCGTTAAATTGGAATTATTCATATCTTTTCTATAAAATAAGAGAGAAAAAAGAAATATGGATACAAGTTATATTCTTAATGGGAGAATTAATTTATTCGACGAAAATGCTAAATCATCAAGTATATTAAATAATAATCCTGAATTATATAATGAAAAAAATATTTCAACTATTAATAGAAATGTTGCTGGTAATTGTGTATCTGAAATATATTTTTCCCAAGAAAATATGGATATAATTCAAGAAGGCATTTATAATAGTGTATATAATACAAGCGAAGGACAATTTAAAATTGGGAAACAAAGCGAACAAGAATTAAAAATAATTATGAGGTCTTTCTATTTTCAACATTCTAAAAATCTTAATTTTGATTTAAAGGAACAGGTTAGGGATTTGAATACTATGGTTATTCGCTGGTGTGTGGATGAAATTATAAAGAATATTAAACAATATATAGAATATAAGAAAAGTGTTTCAACATTACCATTACCATTAGAACATTCGCAATTACCATCTCAAAAAGGAACTAAAATACTTGAAATAAAATCATTTATATAAATAGAACTTAATTATGGGGAATGCTAAATCTACGACATGTACTAATGGTACATCTGTTCAAGAACAAGATTTAAAATTAACTGATTATGATATGACCATTTATGAATATAGAAAAGAGAAAATATTCAAGGGAACTATTGCCGTATGTATCTTATATGCTTTCATAGCGTTATTAATTCTTACGATGAGTTATATATCTCCTACAATTAAATTTGTAGTATTCGAAAAATTCTTACCATTCACTGTAGTATTTATAATTGGAACAATTCTATTAATAATATATTTATTTTATAACATTATTAATTTCAAACCTATTAAAATAAATAAAAATTTTGATTATACTAATATTAGTTGTCCAGATTATTGGACTTTAGAATATAATGAGGATTTATCTAAATATTTTGATAGTAATTCAATAAATACTAATATATTTAATTATAGATGTGTTCCTGACTCAAATGTATTTAGTAAAACTGATTTATATTTTAATAGAAAAAATCAATTAGGTATTGCTGATAATGCGATTCGTTTAGGGACTTCTCCTAATATAAAATATCCAATTGGTATGACAGGATTTAATAATAATAAATTAGATACTTATACCAATATTAATAAAGATAGTATAGATACTGACAATTCTAAATATATAGTAGCAGATATAAAAGATGATATAAATAAGGAAATTATTAATAAAATAACTGGAACATTTGATAGCAATGTTTATAAAAATCTTGTAGAAAGTTCTTTATTAATGAATAATTATTATTTTGATTCGAACGCAAGTAAAAATGCTGATTATAATATTTATAAACATTTATCTACAACTAATGGCGATATTACTAAAAATGGATTTGATACTACAATTGTTGGTTCGCAATTTAATCAATCAAGTGAAAATAAAAGTTTAAATTTAAAAATAGTTAATAGCGATGTTTATGATGATGCTTCTACTTCAAAATTATCAAGTGATCATCAAATACAAATTAAAAAGAATATAAATGATAATAGCGGATATTTAGATAATATTGTATTTAATACAGGTGTTGATGCAGGAGGAACACTTACAACAACAAATACACCATTACAAAAAATACCACTTGTTTGTAATAGAGTTTATCCATTATTATTATCAGCAAAAGATAAGGAATTAAGTAAAAATAGTAGTGGGAAATATGATGAAAATGTTTTAAGATGTGCTTATTCTAAGATGTGCGGAATTCCTTGGAGTGATATGAATTGTGATAAATATAATATATAAGGATTTTAATTTTAAATTAAATTAATATGAGTAAATTATTAAGAGGTGATTTATTAATCTTCACCAACCGAGGTCTAATTCGTTTAGATACGATTAAAAAGGATGATAAAATTTTAGCAATTGATAAGGAGAATAATTATTATTATGAGGAAATTGAAGAAATTTCAAAAATTTTCAAGAAGAAATATAAGTTGAATAAGATTGACAATCTTTATTTGAATGATAATATTCAAGTGAAAGCAATTCAAAACATTCCCTATAATTATGATATGAATGATATTAAGAATTATATAGATGATAATAAAAATAAATATCTTCAAAAATCTTCTATTGGAGATTTAAGTGAATTTGATTTCCTTGGTTTTCCATTAAATCACGAATTACATAATTCTAAAAATGACAATGATTATTATAGATTTCAAGGATTAATATTAACATCTTATTTAAAATTTAATAATAAATATGATAAATCTTCAATAGATTTCATTGAAAATTATTTAGTATCTCATGAAATTCCTCATGAAACTAAGAAAGATAGTTTTTCAACTTCATTTGAATTTTCGAATAAAAGGGAGATAACTATTGACGACCTTTTTAAACTAAAAAAGGAGGATTTGTCGGAATTTATGAATGGAATTACTGAAAATTCAAATGAATTTATTACAGATAATGAAATTTTCAAGATTATTAAATTCACTTGTCTATTTTTAGGAATTTCTTTAACATCCTATTTTAAAGATGGTAAAATTCATTTGAAAATCCTAAAAGAAGATAAAAATAATTTCATATATGATAATTTTATTTGGAATAAAATAAAATCTATCAAAAAGATTGATTATACAGGCAATCTTTATTCTATTTCTCTAAAATCCAATAATTTCTATTTAACCGAATTTGGTCTCATTTCATAATCGCCTTAATAGTTGGATGACATGTATAATCACTTAATTCAAAATCTTCAAATTTCAATTCTTCAATCCATTTTATTTTTTCATCTATTGATAAATTCTTATCAATATCTTTCTTAATTTCTACAACAGGACTTTTATAAATATCTCTCGTAATCTGTTCTTTAACTGCTTCAATATGTTCCTCATATATATGACAATCACAAATAGATATACAAATCTCATTAATTTTCATTCCCATAACCTTCCCAATAATCATCGCTAATAAAGCCGTCGAAGCAATATTAAATGGAACTCCTAAGAATAAATCTGCCGACCTCATATACATCATACAATTCAAATTTTCATTATCTATCTTGAAGAAATTATATAAGAGATGACATGGAGGAAGCGCTTGTTCTTTTAAATCGCATGGGTTCCAAGCGGATAAAAGAGCTCTTCTACTATTATTAAGCGATAATTCTTGAATAATATATTTAATTTGGTCAAAATATCCATTAAAAGAACGCCATTCATATCCATAAACCTTTCCTAATTCACCTTCTTCATTATCAAATAAGCCAACTGAATTCAAATATTCCTTCGTTGAATTTCCTTTCCAAATATTAATACCTTTTTCTTCTAACTCTTTCGAATTAGTTGAACCTCTTAGGAACCATAGAAGTTCTTCAACAATTCCACGAAAAAAAACTTTTTTAGTTGTTAATAATGGAAATGATAGACCATTATTAATATTAAATTTTAATAAGGCACCAAATGAGGAATATGTGAAACCATTTCTATTTTCCTTCTTAATTCCATTATTATAAACATCTTCTAATAAGGTTAAATAGCCTCTTTCATTCATTTTACTAATCTT